ATAAGCTGCCGTAATAGACGCTCTTACAGTATTCATTTGACTTCTGGTCATTGAATTCCCTAGGCGTCCAAACTGTTTGAGTACATGTTCATCATTCATTAGCAGCACCAGTTTTGCTGTGTCAATCTTCTCTGTCATACCAGGAATTGATAGATTGATGTGAATGCCAGTACTTGAATTGGTCTTTAGCTCGTAATGTTTTATGAAGTCAAAGATCTGTGAAAGGCAATATAGGCCTTCTTCAACATGTAATGGGGGCGTTACAATTTCGGCACCATACCCTTCGCCATCTCCACCTGAAGTGATGCTGGTATCTGGAACGATCATAAAGGTTACACCGTCATTGTCACCAACATCACCATGCTCGACGCGTTTCCCATTAAGATAACGTCTGAGGTTTACGACCATTAGCTCAGCAATATCCTCTGACCAATTGCTATCCTTGTCTTGTGCAGCTTCATCCCAGACATGTTCCTTATCAGCCCAACCATATCGTGGCTCTAGATTGTATGTGTTGACGAAATCAGGCGCGCCTTTGAAGTTTTGTTTGAACCATTTAGTCCAAGAGTACTCTTCCTCGCGCATTTCATCAAACATATCAGACAAATCCTCTTCAGTTGTATTGTCATCTAAGTTGTCTTTGATGTACTTCTCTTCGCTGTCAACTGTCCATGTCATGTAATCATTGTCGATTTCCCTTTCGGAGTGTCGGCTTATGTCGAAATAATCTTCAAACTCCGAATAGGTATCAAAGCGACGGATGTCTGTCATAGAACGGCTGTCGTATGACACTTCGTTTTGAGCAAACTCATGATCATGTGGGATGAACACTTCTACCTCAAAACCAACTCGCGCATCCTTATTAGTTTTGAAAACTTTACGATATGCGCGCATGTTTTCTGCGCGCTCTGAGAGGAACTGTTTGAAAGTGATCATACTGGTAGAGGCTCGTCAGGTGTAGGACCTTCTGGGTCGCGTGTGTTAATTTCAACTTTCGCAATTGGGCTACCAAATGGTGTGAGCTCTCCATTCTCGTCGACTTCATTGACAACAATTGTATCGAGGGAAGCGATTTGAATGATAATCTTACGGACCAAATCGTCCTTCACACCCATTGGCACGCTCAAGTAAATTGGCATCTCAAATGTAAGTGTCCAAACAATCATTCGACGGTCTTGCGAGGACGGATAGTTTTCCTCATTTGAGATGTCAGTGAGCTCAACTTTCGTGATTTTTGTCCAATCGAATGGTGCATCATTCTTCTGAATCTGAAGATCAGGATTGAACAGCACTAGAATTTGCTCAAGGATCTGATGCATCTGCTGAGTGTTTGATGCATAGATACTAAGCTCAAGTGTCATGTTGTAAGGTACAGGCATCACTCGCTTGACAACCGTCAAGTCATCAGGAAATACGCCGCCGGTTCGCATAGTGACACGTTGGTCGACATATGCTTGAACCTTACGACGTTCTGGAGCAATGTTGAGACCAGACATGTACGTTGACATTGTGGGCAAACTAAACACACGGTTATCGGTGTTCCCAGAATGAAGCGCCGCCACTACCCGGTCTTTATTGCCGATCACGCAGGGCACCGTCATGTACTGCTCTTCATCGCACTCACCTTTTCCCGTCTTAACCATAAGACCTTGAAAAATAGAGACAAATTGCAGGAGATAGGAACGCAGTTGTGCGTCGTACCAAAACTGATTCAACATTTAATGCTTTCTAGAAGTTCTTGTACTGTCATAGATGAACTGTGCCATTTGGCTCTATTGTCTGCTCGGTGCAAGAATTGAAGGTTTGATTTGTGTGCGAGAATTTCAGGTGCAAGGCCTGCGTCGAAGCCATCTCGAATAGACAGCTTATGATCTAGATGGTATTCGCTACCCCACTTTTCAAAGTTTGGTAGGTCGCTCAGATCGTTCTTTCGCGACAAATATGCAACGCGATTTCTGTACTTAGTCATTCTTTCGCGGCGGGTCAGTGATTCAGACGTAGTTTTTGTTGCGCTCTGCGCTTCAGCTCTTTTTCTGATTCCATCTGGCCCCATGGTTTTGAGCATTTGCTGACCATGTTTCTTCATGGCATCCGGGTCTTTTGCCAATTTGTTTTCAATGCATTTGCGAGCACGGCGCTGGTATCCAGTCAGCCCATCTGGGCCAACAGCCAACATTACTTCGCGGAACTTAGGTGAAAACATCAGACCTTCTTCGTCGTCAGAGACAGCGTCTGCGGTTGCTTGAACATTTTTGATTAATCATTTGATCTTCGCTTTCTTGAGCTGATCAGGTGAAACAAACCTGCCTGGCAGCTGTTGAACTTTCTCTTTGACGGCCTTACGGAGACGATGCTCACCGTCAAGTATGACATATTTATGATCCCAAATTGTTACTAGCACCGGAGCCTCAAGGTCCGCGTCAGATGTGCGGTCTTCCTTGAGAATCCACTTCAGGTCTGAGACGTTGAAGTACGCAACAGGATCCTTGTTGACGAGTTTGAACAACGTGTTCAGGTGGTACTCAGTTCCATCGTGCGTCACTGTGCTGTTTGGTTCTTCCTGGTAGAGTTCGAAGAGCTTCATACCTTGATCGGCCTACGATTAGATTTTTTTGGTGTTGAGCGAGAGGACTTGTGTTTGTTTGAACATTTCTTGCTGAGACGGCTTCATTGAGTTGCGTTCGGCGCGACGGTCAGTTTCAACATACATCCACTTGTTCTTTACTGTGTTGAAGCGATAAAGTCGAGAAGCAATGCCTAGCTTTGGATCATAGTTCAGGCGGAAATACGAGCCGTCTTGAACGCCGGCAACGTCTGGCAACTTAAATCCTTCAGTGTAAGGCAATCCGTCAGGTGGCAGCCCGTCCTCAATGTACAGATCACGACCATCGTAAGTGCCCTGGCCACCGGTGCCGTTGCTCATGCCGGATGCGACTTCACGAACGTTGGACCCCTTTTCCGGCATGGCAGCTTGGGCTTCAGCATTGACTGCTTCAGTTGCCGTAATAGGAGCTGTCTGGATTTGCTCAAAGCCGTCAAAGAACGACCCGTCGTCAATCACATACTTTTGTGTATCGGCTGTACCTAGGATGTCTCTATTTTCCTGGCTAGCAATTACTTGCGTTGCTTGGAATTTGAAATTGATAGGTCTCCAAGAAGTGGTGTACCCATCAGAAGCCCATGATGTGTCTGTTACTTCCAAGAACTTACGAACAGGCCGTAAATTCTGATCGTATTGCATTTCACTCGGCACTTCCAGGATGTCGCCAACCACGATTGGGCGGCCCAAAGCCCTCACCATAGTAGAGAATACTGTAGTGAATGAGTAAGTGTCAGAAATCTGAAACCCGAACTTAGAAAGGTCGGAGATAGCATCAAACGGCTGATAAGAAACTTTGAATGAAATCGATTGCTTAGAATAATCGCGGTCGCGATTTTCCATAAACAATTGGTCTTGAATATCATCCAGACGAGTAGTCTGGTAGTCAAACAGTTCAAGAGTATCAACTTCCCACTGTTGACCTGTTGCAACACCGGAAAATGAGGTTGGCACCAATCGCCAGTACCTTGAAGCGGCACTCTGTTCAATGCGAACCAGAACAGGAGCTGGGGTGTCTGGAAGATTGACAACATCTACGCGAAGCCAATCAAGCTCAACCGGTAGTGAGAACAAATCTCCACTCGCAAATGGAGTTGACCCGCTAATGATGGTGAATGATCCTAGTGGGCAGTTGAACCTAGCACCAACGGTTGCGATACCGACTACTGATGTCTGTGAGCCTACGAACAGAACCGTGAAGGTGTTCTGATCATTCGCGGTAAGCATGAACGTGCCTGTAGTGCCAGCATGGCCCACTACAAAATCGCGAACCGTGCCGTTACCGGTGCCCGTAAACTGTACCTTAGACTGGTTGAGCTTCAGACCACCTAGAGACCGTTCAACGCGGACTTGAAGAGCGCGGCGACCATCGGTTGGCTGCTTTATTCTGAACGAGGTAATGTGCTGAGCTGCTGGTTGTCCTTTGGCATACTGCTCCTGGCCATAAGAGGTCTTGAGCGTGCCAAAGTCATAACCTAACCATGCGGGCGCGGTTAAAACCTGCATTCCAGCTTCTGGAGAAATCCATGAGGCCGCAAGTGTACCAAATGCATTTGCAGACCCATTAAGCGCCTCGCCATTCCCCACAAGGTCAATAAGCTTCCCTTGCTCATGGACGCCCAGCAGCTTGAACACGTTTAGTGGAGCTCCACTAATGTTCAGGTTCTCAGCAGCATATTGCTCTTGAAGTACGTCTGGGCACTTTGGAATCTCCCAGGTGCCAACACAAAATTCAGGTGCTACGTATATGACGGGTGTAGGAACATCAATCTGGTTGTTAGCCGGATTGTTGATTGACCCAGCACCATCAGGACAGGTTGTAATAGGAAGATTCATCTTGTGCGGCGCAAAATTACAGGCATTAGGTGGCAAATAGCGTTTTGTATTTAGCCACAGGTTAGATGATATCTCGGCAAATGACTCGTTGTGGTTTCTTTTTGACAGTGTAAACAGCAAATACGGGTTTTTGGTTTCTTTAAGTTTAGCTTATGTTTTTCAGAGAGCGATTTACCCTTTGTTCGAAGAGATTGAGCGAGCTTTTGTTCTTCTGACATTGGCGTTCCCTTTGGGCGACCTCCAAGATTAGTTCCACGATCTAAACGTGTTTGAGCGGCTCTCTGAGCTCGCTCTTGAATGATGACAGGGTCTACTGTAGCATGATATTTCTGCAACCCGGATGAAAGGTTTGCGAGCTGTTCTTCTGTTCTTTTCTTACCTGTATTTTTGGCTGCTCGCTTTGTAATAGCTTCCTGTGATGGCTTAGGGTGTTGATAACCACTGTCTTTTAGAATTTGCCAATTCCGCTTTGATGCTTCTGAAATCTTTTTAAGAGTTTCATCAGTGAAACCGTATATGCGATCACCATGTGCATTACCACCTAATTGCTGGTTCATACAATTCACGTCATTTAAGATTTCTTCATTCACTAATTTCGCTTCATTTTCAAAAGCTTCTGTACGTGAAACACAATGAAAAAGAATTTCAAATGAATGTTTTTCACGCCCATGTTTCTTCAGAGAACGTCCTATGTATGTGCCAGACCCCATATACCTATCGTCAAGATCATCAGTTGAATGAACTCCGATGTAGTACTTCCCGTCAAAACGGGTAGTCTTATAAACTATATGGTGCTTACGATCTTCAGGCTTCCGTGGGGATATCAGATCAACAGATTTAAGCTCGTTGTAATTAGCCTTAGCTTCAGCCCGAGTTGGATACACACAGATGATTTCAAGTTTATGAGCATCTACCCCGTAATCCAGTACAGAATGACGTAGTGCATTTCCTTTACCGGTAAACTTTTGATCAATTTCATCGGTAGAATGAACACCATAAAAAACTCGACCGTTGTATGAGCAAGTTACCTTATAGGTGAAATGGTACTTGCGATCTTCAGCTCTCTTTTGCATGATAGAGGGTATTTGTTATTACCCTCTATTTAGCTTGCCCTGCAAAAAAGTTGCTTCTGGTTCATCATCCCATCAAGAACGAAATGTTACCATGCTCCGCGTTCTGGTGTTCATAATCCAGAAGTGCTTGCTTAAGTTCAGTAAAGTCTTGGCGCGCTTCTGCAAGTAAAGTTTCACCGTTCAACGTGATTGTTCCAGCTGGTCCTGGAGTTCCACTTGAGAATTTAGAGCGGATCAACCCGAGGTATTCCTTGCATTCTGCCAATGCCCAGTTCTGAATGAACTGTTTGCACCAACGATCTGACATCAACTCCTGCTCTGACCGCTCAAGCTCGACCTCAAGAACAACCTTCTCGTTGTTTCGGATTGTCCGCTTCAAAAACAGTTCGCGGCGTGCCTCATTCCAAACAAAAGGAATATCACCAGCAAATACTCGGTTGAACTCTTCTGACCAACCATACATGAGATGTGAATCAAGCAGTGCCGACCCACCGGCCGAAAGTGATGCAAATTGCTGACTGAAAGCCATACCCCAAGTGTTGTCTGGGCCCGCCCCATTAACGCCCATGAGATTGAGACGGTGAATCTTCATGACGGAAACAATAGCGTCAGTTCGATCTGCAGGTGAATTTAGGAAGTACAGTGGCTGATCTTTCAGCAATGAGAAGACCATATAGCGCTGCTCATAGGCGCCAATGCTCAACTGTCGGTAAGTGTCAACAGCATTGTCGATGGCAACGTTAAACTGTGTCTCTGACAACTCAATGCATTGTGCTGGCCAGCCAAGCTGTGCCTTCAGAATGTTGATGAGACGCAGGCGTTGATCATACGTGCCATCATTCCCAATGCCAATTTTGTCTGACGTTGGTGATCCACGCTGTTCAGTATTGGCTTGCTCCCAGGCGGAACCATTCCATACCATCAGAGCTCGCTTGCTGGTGTTGTAGAACAACAGCCCAATGTACGGGGTGGCTAAGTCTTCAGGCTCTACAGTAAACTTCGTTGTGAAAGCTGGAACGATAGACCCGTTGGCGCTGAACAAAGCTGTGGTCGACGAAGGAATTTGCCACGCAGCACCATCAAAGTACTGGATACGCCGGGTAGTGTAGTCATACACAAGATCACCGGCGTTAGCAGTGTCAGAAAGCTTAGTAACGCTAGACAGCCCGGTGAATGGCACCCATGAACCGTTTGCAGAAAGTTGCAAATTGCTTGGTGTAGCCTGCACCCAACTCTTACCATCAAAAATTTTCAGAACATTGCCAGCAATCATGTACGCCTGGCCAACCACCCCAGGATTAGTCTCACCGGAAATAATGGAGTCCGTTCGAGTTGGTACCCACACCTGTCTGCTTGCATCCCAGTACTGGACTAGGCCCATCTGCTGGTCGAAATACACCATACCAGCAGTAGGTGATGTTGGCGCCGATGGGAGCGATGGAATAGACCCAGTGTATGAACCACTTGCTTTTTCTTGCTGAGCTGATTCCAGTGGGTAAGACTGAATTCCAAGCGGGTAATACTGGAGGACATTAGAGGCCGCGTGGATAGACGCGTAATACACCGTGTCTGGATCCGTTCCGGTGATCGTGACAGACCACTCAACGGAACCATTGGCAGATGCGACACCTTCTGGGAAAGGGCGGCCCATGATTGAGCTGTAGAACGCAACGATTTGGTTGTCGCGAATCTTGTCAGCACTAGGCTCACCCATAACCAATGAAGGGTTTAGGAACTTGACCCCATCTGGTGGATAGCCATTTGGGCCTACCGCTTTAGTACCAATCATGACAACTGCGCCATCAACAACGTCGAGCGTTGCGGGGCGGCTAAATGTCAATTGAACAGTAGTTGGTGTCGGGCGCGAAATGTCAATTTTGAACTGTCGCGCCTCTACCCATAGTTCGTGAGTTGAGTGTTCGTAGATGCCACTAAATACTGTCGTCATTTTCAATTCCTTGTCTTGACATGTATTTACGTCCTATCCATTGAATAGATATCGGACATCTACAGAAAGAAAGCACCGTGCGATTTACGCTTCACACCTTTCGAGCATCAGAAACGATTGACGCAGTAATTCGTCTAAAGGGTAGACACAGCTACGCTAGGGAAGAGATGTCTATTTTGCGTAGGGCGTTTGACGAGCTCAATGGTAAAGTTGTGCCACGACCCGGCATGCAGTACAAAATTCCATTGCCGATGGAAGCCGTTGACGAGTTTGGAAACCTAGTTGAGACTGGCTCGCAGTATGCAGAGATGATGGCTCGTGCGGACGCAGCCTCGGCGTCACCAGGGGTCGCCGGCGACAATGAATCTAGACCGATGATAGACTCTGTGTAAGTACTACAGAAACACCGCCAGGGCCTTTTTGGCCCTGGCACGAAAAAGGGCCGGAGTTCCGGCCCTTTTTATTCAGTTTTAATGATCAGCTGAAGATTCTGGCGATATACGGAAACCCCCAGAACAGTCCTACAAGAAACCCGATCATCAGGGCGGCGACAGTCCATTCGCTTCATGATAGTAGTAATCGTGAATGCTCTCATCCTTTGGGTCATTGTCGATGACACAATGTCTGATCATGAGACTCATACGACTGGCTCCGATGCCAGGAATTGCTTGAGGGCTGCAAGAGCGTCGCCCCTTGATAGATCTGAGAATGGGCCCCAGTCAGTACGAAGGATGATTCGGTTCTGCTTGTCATCAAGCTTGTCGCTATACACGACAGTAGCATTAGTGCTGCTGTATCGATCCCATTCCTTGTCAAAAGTTTCAAGCTCTTCACCAACAGGAAGAGTAATCATGCCATGGAGAGTTACGCCGGCTCGGCTAAACACGAATCCACGAATCTTCGTGTACCCAATCCAACGAAAGGTTTCAACGGGGGTGATGGTGGTTGTCATTTTTGTTCTTAGTAGCGTCGTGCGTTAGTGTGGAATGCACCCTGGACACGGATAGGAATATCGCCCAGAATCAAGGCGTCGCTGGTGAAACCGCGACATCTTGCAGAAGATCTTTTGGGGTATATTGCGTCATTTCTTAAACACGTGTCGAACAATCTTGGCGATGTTCACAGCATCATCGCACCCATTGTGATGGCGACCTTCGATCTTTTCGCCAATCATATTCAACATGCCATCCATGCCAACTTCTTTGTTGAGACGATGTTTGAGAGCAAAGAGTGTCTTGATATTCAGATGTCTCATGTCTTCGAAGGGGTTCGCGCGAGTGTGAATGTTGTACAGTTGCCCGATGCCCTTTCGCGAATACGTCGAAAGCATGTTGCGATCGTAATCACCACATGAAAACCATAGGTGTTCTGCTGTTGGCTTGAACTCTTTCTGAAAGTCATTCAATGCATCAACAATGTCAAATCCTCCATCAACGTCGGCCTGTGTCCAGCCGGTAAGGTCAGTGCAGAACTGGGACACCTTCGTGAATCGCGGTTTCACCATAATAGAGGCGCTGTCAACTACCTTGTCTGCCTTAAAATCAAAGACTGCAACACCAATCTCGAGGATTTCATTAGGCTGAGCACCTTGCTCTTCTTTACTCTGCCAGCAGGTGGCCTCAATGTCGACCACAAACGCTTTGCTCAGATTTACTCGCATTTTAATCTCCTAAGTCGCACCAATATTCGTGAGTGCAGTTCTTGCATTTTACGTGAATCATTCGCCCGCTGTCGCTCTCACCAAGGTCCGCTACGTCATCGTGGATCCAAAGTTGACGAAGTTCTTCGACCTTATCAGCAATCTCTAGAGGCATCGGCGCCTCTTTAGTGCAGTGATGAACTGTTACCTGTGGGTCAAGGTTGGGATACAGTTTGCTGCTCATCAAAATGCTTTGTTAGAACGTCAAGCTCGACTATTAGTTGAAGTTTTTCAGTTTGTATATGACTAAGGGCGGCTCGGTGTAGATCATGCTGTCCACCATGAACGTACTTTGCAGGGCGTTGGAGGAGCTCCGAATACATCGACCCCAGCACACGAATTCGGTCTTTACAGTACTGAACGCGTTCTAGAGAAATGGGACTCGTCGAGGACGACGCCCTGCAGGAACCACCTTGGGACTGGGCTATTGGTCCATCGGGCAAATCTCGCTTTGTCACCCACGTAGTAATTTTGGTAAGAAATGATTTCATCATCAGTCTTGTACTCATCAGGCATTGCGAGAGCAAATGGTGTCAGCGGACCATGAGGTAAGTTTTTCGGCGCGCCGCGTAAAAAACCTAGCAGTCTTTCCGTGGCATGAATTTTTTTGTAGCGGTGAGTATACTCGCGAAGCACACCTTCAAATAGCATTGCCAACCAATGGTAGTTGGCATCTGACTGCCGCGCCCAAATTGCACATGGATGGTTGTGATGCGTGCTGTTATAGCAAAATCGATTGAAAATTGAAACCGAACCAATGGTGTCAGTATATGTCACACCGTTGAATTGGTGCTGAACGTGCTCAGTTTCAACGTAGGGTGTTTCACCTTCCAATACTAACAGTGTCTTTTTACAAGCGATAATTTTGTGGCTGCCGTCAGCAGTATTATGAATTTTGTCAGTCCACAGCAGTTCATGTGGTGACCCATCAAGTTGTCGATGTGCAGTGCTCAGAAGCTGAGCGTACTCCACGATCATCTTGATAACGTGCCGATCGCAATGCATTTGCGCGGCCTGGAATGGGTCACGATCTAAGGCAAAAATGTTCATAGCTCAAATTTTACTTCGAACTATGAACTTTGTAAACCTAAGGATTCTGGTTTTATTTGCGAACAATAACGAACCCTGTTTCCGGGTTCGAGAATGTAACTGTCATAGTATTACCATCAATAAATGACACTGCCCCAGGCAACGTAGGCTTCACCCCATTTGGGGTGTTTAGGAAGAAGTCACAGCCCGCGTAATACGGCGCGGGTAGGTCAAGGCCGTGTGAAATAGTCCATGTGTTAGCGCCAGTCGTCTGAATATGTCGATATGGTTGCACGCTGAAGAGTGAACTGTTGACTGGAGTCCAGTCATTAGCCAGACCTGCTGTTGGTTTGATCTTTAGCAAACCTGTAAATGTGTCAAACCAGAGTTGGCCTTGAAACGCATTCACGGGAGGTGTTGGGCCGGCAAACGACTGCGCTTGACGCAGCAGATTCTGCATGACGACTTCACCCCAGCCCATAGACATCCTGCCAACGAACTCTACTGGTCGTGTTGTGTCACTCGATTGTTCCAACACCACGAGGCTAGACTCACCGATCACTGTCAGCATGTAGGTGCTGATGTGCGTCACGAACCCACTTGTCAGATCCGCACCACTTCCAGTTGGCATAACTTCATTGACACGAATCGTCGTTTTGTCGCTGACGCTGTTGTACTCTGACGGTGCAAGACCGTCAGCTGATGGTGTAGTGTACACCGTATAGCGACCCGCATACTTTGCATTGTCAATGATGTCAAAAGTTGTGGCTATTAGAAGGGTCGTTCCGACTGGTGCGGGAGATGCCGCGGTGGCTGGATCAGTGTCGTAAGTGTAGTACGGGTACCGAGCACTGTTCTGATCAATCCATTCTTTACCGTGGAAGATCGAAGAAAAATCCGATTGAACTTCAATGGTGGAAGGAATGACTGAATTAGAACTTGGTGTGATGTTGAGAATCTGTAGACGACGCATATGTAGACCTTGTCAGTGTAGGCCTATTTACGAGTCAAGGCCGCACTTGAAAAATCACTCTAAATGAAATGAATGGTGAACCTTGAATTGGCTGGATAGCCACATCATGTATGATGCCAAATCCTGTTATTGGCCCAGCAGGAAGAACTTCATAGTCCTCAAAGTTGAAGCACTCCAATGTCTCTTCAAGCAGATGACGAGCGTCAGTCACGCTCTTCTGGGTGTCATCCGTGTAAACAATTAGATTGCTTATCATGTCAAGCACATTGGCGGCTGGCGTCACCAGTGACATCAGATCCACTGGCGGTAAAACATTCGTTGGTGGTCGAGATGTCAGTATAGGCATTTTCTATTTACGAAGGTTAACCCGACCCTGATACAATTCTGCCGTGAATATCTTTCGACGTTCACGGCAGAATTTAGATCAGCTTTCGAAGACCTTAGCCAACAGACCAACGTTGTCGGCGTGAGTCGGAGCTGTCCAACCTTCTGGCTTGATCAGGTCTGGCAAGCCTAGAGGATTTGGACGACCGGGCTTAATGCCAGGTTCCTTCTCCATGTTCTTGCCATGTACTCGATTCCAGGCGGTATAAGAGTCCACATCATATGCGTCCAGAGTACCAATTGCCACGACGCAAAGATCGATCAATGCGTCGACAGTATCATCGGCCGCATTTTCACCACCCTCTTCGAATGCCTTCTTCATCTCATCCAGCTCTTCTTGCAGGAAGTTGATGCGGAACTCGAGGAACTTACGAAGCTTCTCTTTGTCCAAATTGCGAATCACTTCATTTACACCGAACTTGGTGTGCATTGCCGCGATATCAGAGACCCATTGAGTTTGCAAAGTTTCAGTTGTCATTTTCTCTCCATTGAACTGACTCGAAGTGAGTCATTAGAGAGTAAAGCTATTGTAGCCTGAGCACATAAGGTGTTCGTCCTCAGATGAGGTTCATCTTTTCAATTAGGTCAAGTGCAAGCACACCCTGCCCATCAAGATCACGGAGCCCCCAAAACATCGTCTCGCCTCCATGTACCTTCTGTTTACCTGGGTTTGTACCAGGCACGATGAGGTCTGTTCCATATAAGCGAGCAAGCACGAAATCACGAACAAACAGATTACCGTCTACCTTGTACAGCGGCCACACAAACAACCCACGATAAACCGTGACCTGCTTCTCGTACTCGTATTTTGAAATAGTGAATGACGTTGATGACGCCAACCGTGATTTTGAGTCCCAACGAATAGGAGTCTTGAGCTCTGGAAGATAACCATCCCACCATCTGTTTTCCGGTGCCTCATCAGTTTCCACCACAGTAGTGAACTGCTTCTGATGAAGGGCCAACATGCCCTGAC